TTTTTTCAGCAACAACTCCAGTAATGTTACTGTTTACCACATCTTCAGTATTTTGCATAATCGAAATGTGTCTCCTGGGTTCTCGATTAACCACCAGGACTAGGAGCGTCTTAGGGCACTACCCCCCGCCTATAAGGCCAAGTGTAAATTATCCAACCATAGATCTTCCAAAGCTAGTTGAATCGTACAACCCTCCATATATCTTACGAATATATATATCCTCGGGGACGATTAATGGAAAACATCAGATCTACTCAATTTAAACATCCCAAAGATCGAGTCCATCCTCTCGATACAATCCCAACAATTCATCAAAGGAATACCAATGACGGACAAGATGGAAAATATTACACTTCTCACAATACTCCTTTAAACGTACAGACCATTCTTCAAATAAAAATTTGCCATGCATAAAAAATTCACGCAAAGCAGTTTCAACATTAATAGCAGTCAAAGTACCAACAGACATAGATAGATTTTTACATACCATAACCAACATCTTAACAATAGATTTTATTTCTAATGGACATCGCCAGATATTATATTCCTCATCATAAATAAAACGCCTCTTAAGAAACAAAACCTTATCCAATGGTATATATTTCAAATCACCTTCTTTACGAGCATCAGTCAACTCAAAACCTAATGCTCTACCAGCTCGAGTACGCATCTCAGGAGTATACCACTCTGCTATTTCCTCAGCAGTATTATCAGCGTTATCATCCCCATAATTCATTAATAGTACATATTCTTGGAACACCGGTATAGTAGAAACATACACATTAAAAGGATTAGTAGGATGTAACACAAAATCATAATATTTTAGGTGCTCATTGAGAGTACGTTTAGAATGAACAGCACACCAAATATAGATTAATATATGTACGAAAGTCTCACATAAACAATTAAACTCAGCAGTACCAAACCATCCAGAAGCAATCATATCGAGTATCCAAACAAGATCTCCTCGAAACTGCAGAGGAAAAGATGACATCTCTACAATTAACCACTCAAAAATCCAAGCAAAACTAAATTTCGGACACTCCTTAAACCACTCCTTCTCTTCCGTATACCACTTACTCTGGGATATACCTCTTTTAAGAAGTAATAATAAAATAAATCGAAGTAAACACATTAAAGAGTCCCAAGAAGCATAATCACCATCAACAATACGTTCACCGGTAAAAGTACCAGCGTACAACGGAGAACCATATTTCAAAATATGCGCTAAAGTACCCCACATACTAGAATTAGTATTAATACCAATAACAGAATTCTGATATTTCTCCTTACCACGAAACATAAGAAACATAGAGGCAAATGTCATTTTCTGAAAACAAGTCATATCCATCGGAGAACAACAGTAATATCTAGATTTCATAGCTTCAACTTTCTCCGGTGTTAAAGCTTCATTAGTTTTGGGAGCTAGATTATGTATCCAACCAACTCTCTCACCTTTTTTCCAAGATATAATATCAGCTATCATATGATCACGCAAACGTGCTCCAGCAACTATATCGGGCTGATTATCCGGATCCATTAACACCTCATCACATTTATTCCTAAAACCCCATCCAGCAGAAGATTGCAAAGGAATTCTCTTAAGTTGTGTACCGGCTACTCCATT